CCGCCCTGACCACATCGTAGTGTTTAAATGCCATGAATCCTCCCGGCCGGGATAATATTGTGAGTAAAATGAGGAGCGGGCTGAAATCCGGAAGTTACAGGACAATGGCAGAAGAGAGACAACAGCCCGCAATACGAAAAAGGCCGCGCTATTGCGCAGAGTGATTACTGTCGGATATTATTCGCCAGCTGAAATATTACTTCACGTTTTGTTGTTTATTCCTTGCCGCCCGCGTCTCCCTGCGCGGGCTTTTTTTGTCCATAAGAAAGCCCCTCCGGAGAGGGGCTGGAGAGTGGCGCTATGTGCCATTGCATGGTGCCGGGTGCCTCCCGGTGAATTCAGTACCAGCACCTGAATCCGCGATTATCCCATATACCTACTCGCTGATTGCCCCTCCGCACAGGGGGATTCACCATGCCAGTTTCTTTTAACAAACTCCCCGCAAACCAGACAACAGTCAACCGCCTGAATTGTGAGACATTTAAAAAAAAGGCCCGCAAAAGCGAGCCAGGGAAAATAAGTGTGGCGCGTTGTACTGGATTCGAACCAGCGACCTGGCGATTATGCGTCGCTCGCTCTCACCACTGAGCTAAAGGGCCGGGAGCAGAATAATAACGGTCCGTAATTAATTCCGAAATAAAAAACCCGCTCAGTGGCGGGTTGCTATCACAGCTATATATTTACTTATTATGCCGTTACTAACATTTATCTTCGGCATATAATCGAAAACAAGGTTTGCTTAAAACTCTGCTTTCATTTTATCCGGGAATTTTTTATTTGCAGCATAATAACTACCAAGTATATAAGCGTTCATTTGCTGCTCTACATCAACCCGACATGCAGCACTAGAACAAGCACCACTGATAAGCCCAAAAGAACTCCCTTTAGCAGAGAGATCAGCTTTAATTTCCTCTACAGTGTTTTTCCCCATAGCAACTACACACCCTGTAACAATATATCTAGCCTTCACATCATCCATGCTAAGGATAGTGGTTTTCGCAATTTTGCTGTATCCATCATTTTTATAAACATCCATGGCAAACGCACGGCAATCTGTATAATACGGACTTGCTTTAACTTGCGAATACTCAGGTAATTTCATACCTGCACAACCAACTAAACAAAAACCTATCGCTGCTATTAATACCTTTTTCATTACACTCATAACCTAGAAGCATCATTGAACTAATTTATTAAATATTCATCGAGTTTCTGGAATACAGACGTTACCCATCTCTCCAAAATCTAAAAGATAATAAGAAAAAATGTTTAACGTACCAATCCATTTCATAGTTTCATGAGACATCAGGCACAAAAAAACCCGCTCAGCGGCGGGTTCTTAAATCTTATCAACGGTAGACATACAAAGCCCATCGTTGGGAAAATCTTATCCATATTTTTTGAAAAATGCAAGCATCATGTCGCCATCTTCGGCGAAAATCATTTATCTTGTCACTTTTCTCAATTGTGTCTCTGCATATGCTTCTTCCTGCCAGCACTTTGTAACCAGTTTATCAATGATATCTGCATATCCTTTGTACCACTGATAATCCGTCAGGGCAGGTACCAGCTTCTGGACATGATGCCGCGCCAGTGTGGTTGGTAAACGGCTAAACCGGTTACCATTGCAACGCCCACAAATCTTATAAACAGGCGTACCATGAAGCCGGGTTCTTTTTTCATCCAGGACAATACCTTTACCCTTACACCCTCTGCACGCTGTGCTGACTTCTCCCTTACCATGACAATGCTGACATAGTTCCTTCACCCACTCTTCCTTGATAACAGATTCCCCGCTTCTGGAGTGTTTCACCACCTCGCGCAATACATTATGAAATCCAGTACCAGCACAATGCTCACAGCGAGCCTTACTTGCCGCAGACCTGGAATAATCAGCAAAGGCAAAATTCACAAGGTAAGGGATGATCTGTAACCGGGTTTCTTCACTCAATTTATTCAATGTCGGGTTATCCAGTGCCATCGCGTAATTGAGCAGACCTTCAATCGCAAACTGAGGATCCTGAACACCAACTTTTGCCAGGAATAAGGCAAAACCCAGTGGTGCTTTCGACTGCACCATCCCCTGCGCAGCAATTACATCCGTAATTGTTAAACCACCAGAGCCTGTCGCCGGTGCGTCATCACTCAGTTTTGGAGATTTTGGGGAGTAATATTTTGGTAAGGCTTCAAGGTTCATGCTCGTTCTCCACTTACGCCAGTACGCCTATTGCCAGCGCACGATCGATAAAACGAAATATCAGCTCCAGCTGGGAGCCATACTTCTCTTCAAATGCCACGGTATCCGCATGCAGCTCGTCGTGATGCTTTCTGCACAAAGGCAACACAAAAAGGTCATGCGCTTTTGTTCCCATTCCACCCTGACCGTGACCTATCAGGTGGTGGGGATCATCAGCGGGCTTTCCACAACATGCACACGGCTGTGTCTTAACCCAGCGCGTGTACTTTTCATTAACCCAGCGGCGACGTTTTGGGCGTAACATAAAAGACTCCGGCGACTCCGGATCCACTTTCAGCGCCAGCACCTTTTTCGCCTTATCCTGGATGATGCTGGTGGCAGGAACCGAAGGCACAAGGTCACTTTCCCGGGTAACAGACGGCACAACAGGCTTCGGTAATCTCAGTGCCTTACGGGCCGCACTTTCCGGTAAGGCATCCGCCAGATCATTACGAATCAGCCACCAGCACAGTTCCGGCATTGTCACAACGTGACTGTCATCAAAACCGAGATCCCGACGCACAACAGACAACACCCAGCGGGCACAGTTATCCGTTGCCATTGATTCCAGCCGTTCCGTGAACTGATCGCGCAGCTGGTTATCGCAGTGCCAGCACAGACGGATTGCACCCGGAGCGTGTCGCATTGTGGTCATGTTCTCGCTGTGCCAGTCGGAATGAGGCCACTGGCAGCCTTTTTCACGAAGTAACCAGCTTTCAAGACATTCCACGCCACCAGCACGACGGATCACTGCCTCATTGCGGAACACGGCCCGAACGGCAGGATCATCCGCCAGCGGTTGTGATGCCGCCGGAACGGCACCACTGGCGAAAGATGAATAACGCTCCGGCTCAGGCTCCAGCAGGACACGCCCCTGCATAAACAGGGGCATCAGCTCTGAACCTGGCCTGAACAATACGATCCCCATACGCGGGGCAATTTCAGGGGTCAGTAGTGCTCTCACGGTCACCTCAATGAACGGTATCGAGCAGCTTTAACAGCTCAGGGAATCGGGATTCGAAGAAATGCGGCTGCGTCTCGCGCGGATTTGCGGGACTGGTGATGTTCTTGCCGAACATGACAGCCTTTCGCTGTCAGCGACCAGAATTTTTTGATGTTGTTAATCGCGGTACGACTGTATCGTTCGCGCTGCTCGACGATCCCCAGTTTCACCATCTGGTGATATGCCTGATTAGCCGTCAGGCGTATACCATACTGTTTCAGCAGTGCACTCAGTGACAGTGTCGGGCGACTTGAGCCATCGTGTGCATCAGCAGGAGCATCAATGGCATAGCGCGGTGCCAGATTCGGTAAGCCAACAGCCTCCTGGAGTTTCTGACAGGCACCAAGCACAGATGAGTTAGACAGGTTTAACTCCCGACGCATAAAGTCCAGCAGAATCACACCAGCCTGCATCTTGTCAGCAGCCTGTCCGGATAATTTTTCCGGTGCGCTGGTTACCATGTCGAAAGTACGGATCACCTTAAGATGGAATGACGGGCTTATCCACATTGCATAGGCATACACCAGTTCTTTGCAGACATACGTCCCCTGGTTATTTCCGCCACGAATAACGTTAACTGGCTCTATATTGACCGAGTTGCAAATCTGCAACTCGCTTATTAAACGTTCAGTTTGCTCATTGCGGAGCCAGAATGCAGGCTTATGCTTATCCAGAGAACCGGCAGCCCTGTGAAGATCGTTCAGGCTGTAACGACCATAAGCATCACGACGAACTTCAATACCATCAATGACCATCAGATTATTCATACTTCGTTTCTCCTCTTAATCAGGCGGCTGCACCCGCCGGTTTCTCATACTTACTGATAGTGATCTCGACCTTCCCTTTCGGGATAACCGGTCCCCACTCAACCAGCATTCTTTTCACCTGACTGTCGTCCTCCCACACACCCGCGTGGGTCAGGGCGTCAAACAGCGCCTTGTTATAGTTGTCCAGATCGCGGATCCGGTTATCCGGAGGAAACAACACGATCTCCACTGAAGCAGGTGCCGACGTTGGTTTTGGCAGACGACGTAACTGCTCAACTATTGCTGCACACGCCGCGCTCTGGAATTTTCGCCCCGCCGCGCTTATCAGGCTCTTACCTGCAAACGCCCCTTTGTTGGGGTGTCGCCAGTACGTGTTCACGCTGGGCGGAAAAGGCAGGATCAGCTTCATGCTTTCAGGCCCCTCTCATGTAACCAGTGGGTTGCACGCAGCCTTGCGTTTTCCTCACCGGCAAGCAGTGAGCGGATAATCCCGACCGCCTCGCTGTCGTCGTCCTTCACCGCGGTATGAAGCGTTATCCCCCGGGCCACGCCACGCTTTATCGTGATGAAGCCTTTTTTCTCCAGTGCGCGAAGATGCTCCACCGCTGCATTCACTGAACGGTATCCCAGCATGGTTGCCACCTCCTGATTGGTTGGCGGGAAGCCACGTTCTTTCTGGTAAGAAATCAGCATATCCAGCACCTGCTGCTGGCATTGAGTTAATGTCGTCATGCCGCCATCTCCCTGACCAGTTTTTCCGCCTGCTGGCGAACCTGCGCCAGAAAGGCCTCACCACATGCCTCAAGTTCATCGCGCCCGATGTAGCTGATTGCCGGTCCCTTCCAGGTCTTGTCGAAAACAGCAATAGCACCAGCGAAGAAAGCGCCTGTCGGCACCTGCTTCTCGTCCTTCGGGATAAACCAGGCTGGCAGTTCAAAACCAATACGCCCGCGAATAAAAGCAATATGGTCCGCATCTTCCGGCCACCACACTTCGCTGGTGGCAGCTTTGATCAGGAAAACATAGCGCCCGCCCTTATCACGCATGGCACTGGCATGTTTCATGATGTAACGCATGCCGGTGATGTATTGCCCCTCATGCTGACTGGCGCGGCTGTATGGGGGATTACCAAAGGCAGCACCTTTAAGCTCCGCAAGACGTTCTGACCAGTCATGCGCCAGCGCGTTGTCTTCCGCCGTGTAATACGCGGCACATTTGGCGTTATCACCGTCAGTGAACAGATCCAGAACAAACGGGCCAAACAGGGTGTTAATTCCCCAGAAAATGTTGTCCGGCGTGCGCCACTGATCACCCACTTCCTTCAGTTCATGGGCTGGTTTGTTCCGCAGTTCCACCAGCGCCTGGCAATATTTATTACTCATTAAGCCCCCACGTAATTCCCTGACAGATACCACTCATCACCCGATACAGCGCGCTTGCTGCTTTTCCGTAAGCACCGCTCACGGCGCGCCAGAAAATTGTTTCGTTCTGACTGGGAGTGGCTTTCACGGAATGCCGCCATCCACACGGTTGCAGCACGACGGTATAAGCCCCTGGACTCCAGTTCTTCAGCCTGGCGGGTCAGGCACAAAATTACCCGGGGATCGTTAGTGCCGACATAGAAATTGCGCACAGGTCTGGTTTCACGAACTGGTTGTGGTTCCAGCTCCTTCGCTCTCTCAGTCAGGCGCGGGAAATGTCTGCGTGTATCTCCTTCACAACGGTGAGCCACACGCCCACTCTGACGTAACTTGCTTGCATACTGCAGAACGCGCTGCCGTGAGTAACCTGCAAAAGCATCCGCAATGTCTCCGGAAGTACACCCCGGATGGGCTTCAATGAATTTCTGAACTTCATTCAAAAGACTCATGATCACCCCCTGAATCCTGCCGGGATCTGGCTGTAGTCCACGTTGTCGTAACTGGCTTTGAAGTACGGGTCTTCACGTTTTTCTGTGTGCGTGCTGACGGACGGCGATAAGCGCAGGGAAAGCTCATCCCATTTTTCCCGCAACTTCGACGGGCTGAGCACGTTACGGCACCAGAACGGATCGCGGCTGACGCGGCTGTACATCTCGCAGATTTGTTTGTGAGTACGACCATCCTGCACACACATCAGGCGAATTTCGTTTGCCCATGCTGTCCAGTTCGGTTCTTTGGGACGAACCACCTCGCCGTCACATTCGGCGGCCTGCTCGTACAGGGCGATGATTTTTTTCCAGAGCCACTGTGCACAGGTCAAATCATCCTGCGTTCCCCACTGGCGCTTTTTAGGGCTGAATACAACCGCATCAGGATGGCGAGTTAAAAACTCCTGTTCAGCCGTTTGCGTATCCGGTTGCGAAGCGGAGGTTTTATTCTCTGTAGTAATCTCTGTTGTATTCTCTGTAAGATCATTGGGCCATTTTGACCCGATGACAGCGTGTCGTTTTGAACCAATGGATCGTGTCATTTTGCGCCCATCCATCAGGTCACTTTGACCCGATGGAGAAGTGCATTTTGACCTGATGGATTCGTTCACTTTGACCTCTTCTAAAAGCTCACTTTCATAGTTGATCGTGTAGAAGTTGGTCATGTCACGCTTCGATTTATTGAGTTGCTCGCGACGCAAAACCCCAAGTGATTTCAGGCTTGCAAATGTGCGTTTCAGAGTGGACTCTGACCAGAACGGAAACTGCTCCAGCCACTGTTCTGTCGTGTTATAAACCCAGCGAATTCCGCCATGCTCAGTGCCTGAATTCGTTTCATTCAGCCAGTAATGAAGCTGCTGCAACACAATTGCCTCATTCAGACCAATACGGCATGCAAGATCACGATTTATCACAATGGGCTGGGATGTCATTAACAGGCTCATGACCGACCTCTATTTCCCTGAATTTACGACGAAACTGTTCGAGCGGACTGAAGCATTCATGTTCATAGCCTTCACGGAGGTAGATAACCCGTTGTGTTTCCGGCTCCCAACGAATGACTCTGACGGGCACTCCGTAGTGATCTTTGAACCAGCGGTTAACTTGTCGCAAAGGACTGTCTCCTTCTGCCGGTTGAAATCACCCACAGCCCACTCTGCAAAGCTGTGGGTTACAATTTCCCTGTCACCTGGTACATTCACTGCATAGCAATACTCCACCTTCGCTTTTCCACCCGGTACAGGAAGCGCAATCAGTTGCGAGCGACGGTAGTGTGTTGTTAAACTGTTCATGCGTTAGTTTCTCCACAGACACAAAACGCCACGACGCCCGGAGCTGCACACTCGCGGGCGTCACTCTTTTCTGGAGCGCAGAAAATTTTGTAGACCAGTGCCGCATGCTCCTGGAGCTTCGAAATTGACAGATACAACTCATCATTCATTGCTGTCTGCTCGTGTGGCTCCACTACCCCATCTTCGATTGCCGAACGAATCTGCTTTGAGTAACTCCCGATCTGTTCGATGACTTCCAGCAGGCGCTGGTTTATATCGGCGTTCTCTACTTCCTCAATGTCAGGAAGCGATACAAACACCCCACCAGCAGACTGTGCGACAGCATCCGCAATGTAGTGAGTGCCAGCCGCGCGCTGTAAAATCATTGCCCATCCCAGCGGGAAAATCTGATCGCCATCGGCACGAAGGCGATTGAATAAAGCGTTCTCTGTTACATCCAGCCACTCAGCTGCTTCAGCGTAACCACCCGGCAACGCCGCGATAGTTTTTCTGACCGCTTTCACGTACCACTCAGGCTGTTTTTCCACTTTCCAGTGATGCTTACCCACGGCTTACCTCCTTTTCCTGTGGTTTTAACTCATTCCGGTTTTGACTAGATTGAAAGCGAGCAGGATAGAGAATCTGCATTTCGCTGATTTCTCCCTTAAAAAAATTGGCCAGACGCTCTGCCAGATCGATAGATGGAATTTGTTCCAGTCTCTCAATACGACTCAGCGTCGCTGGATTAACCTGAACACCCGCAGCAACATGCTGCAAAGTAAATCCGTGCGCCTTACGCACATTTCGTAATGGTGATTGCATATAACCTCCACATATTGCGTGATAAGCATATTATTTCACGCAAATATTTTGCGCAAGTTGATTTGCTTAACGCGCAATAAAGAAATGTAATAAACGCATGAACATAGGAAATCGAGTCAGACAACTTCGCCAGGCGAAGAACATGAAAATCGCCGATCTCGCTGAAGCAATAGGAGTGGATGCGGCGAATATCTCACGCCTGGAAACAGGTAAGCAGAAACAATTCACTGAACAAGCCCTGAGTAATATTGCCAGGAGCTTAGGTGTTGATATTGCAGATCTCTTTACCTCAGACTTCAAAAGTAATACTGTATGTAAAAACAGTACTGGTGAGGATGTTGCGCAGGTGAAGGATGTATTCCGTATTGAAATGCTGGATGTCAGTGCCAGTGCGGGAAATGGCCTTATCCAGGGCGGTGATGTCATTGATGTGATTCATGCCATTGAATACATAACTGATAATGCTGTATCGATGTTTGGAGGACGACCAGCCAATCACATTAAAGTTATCAACGTTCGTGGGGACAGTATGTGTCCAACCATTGAGCCAGGAGATCTCATCTTCGTTGATATCAGTATCAATCAGTTTGATGGGGATGGTATCTATGTGTTTGGTTTTGATGATAAAATTTATGTCAAACGACTGCAAATGATACCTGACAAACTACTGGTGATTTCTGATAACCAGATTTACCGTGAATGGGGAATTACCAGCGAAAACGAACACCGGTTTATGGTCTTTGGGAAGGTCTTAATCAGTCAGTCACAAACCCTTAAGCGACACAATTAACCCCGACCTCCTCATCAATTAGCCACCAGAAGGTGGCTTTTCATCACCCATCATATTGCGCATCTCGCAACAAAACACTTGCATAATGCGCAATTTCATTTTATCTTTCTTTCCAGACCAACAAACAAGGTCCTAACAAAATTTGGTTGTAACACGGCGTATGGCACATGCGTCGTTAGCGGTCTGGGGACGTTAAAGGGGACAATCCACTCCTTGCTCGGGCAAACAAACCAGGTAGCCGGAATGTGCAAGTCAATGAGGATGCTGATAAGACGCCTAACCAGCGTGGCGATTCGGTTTGACGCCTGGGAAGAGACCAGGACGCAACGATGAGAGCATTGACGAGCAAGGCATAAGTGCTGGTTCAATTCCAGACAGTCCCATTCAGATGGGAGGGTTGGGCAGGGAAAAGGTCCGTTCGATTCGGACACCGGCAATGCTATCAGCGTTGTGGTGAATGCGCAGGCTGATGCGCGAAAGACATTGCAGCTATTGCGGAAAAGAGCTGTTCGGCGGGGCAATCAAACGCCCGTGAGAGTCTGAAATAACCGCAAGCCGGAGATCAGCACCGGTCACCACAACAGCCACTGCTTTGGCAGTACCAGTTTGTACACTTGCTTCCGGCTGGTACCGCTCTTTTTACAAAACAGAGAAGAGCATCACCGGACG